TGCTGAATTAGGTGATCCAGATGAACTACGCCAATTAAAAACAGAATCAGAACGCCGTAGGCAAGAAGATCAAGTCAAGCGTGGGGAATTCGAAAATATTCTAAAAGAAAAGGCTTCCAGATTTGAACAAGAAATAAAAAAGCGGGATGAGATCATCAAGCAATATACGATTGATGTTCCCTTAGTATCAGCAGCAGCACAACTGCGTGCTGTAAATGCTGAACAGGTCAAGCAGTTGTTGAAAAACAGCGTTAGACTTAATGATTCAGGGGAAGTTGAGGTATTGGATGACAAAGGCCAAGTTAGGTATAGCGATAAAGGAACTCCTTATGCTGTGCAGGATTTGGTAGGTGAGTTTTTAAAGAACAATCCACATTTTGTCGCAGCCGGTGCCACAACCAGCAATAGTCGTAGTAGCCATGGTCGAGGCCCAGAACCCTTGGATGTTACTAAATTAGATATGCGTAATCCCGAACATCGCAAAATGTTTAGGCAACATAGCCAAGGTCGTAAAACTTAAACTTAACCTTAAAGGAAACGATTATGGCAATGCCAAACAACAACAATAGTTTATGGAATGATGAATTTTTCGCCAATTTTGTCACACAGGCAGAATTTGCGGCTTTCGAGACCAGTGTGGCTCGCGAATTATCAACCGTGTTTGATATCCCATTAAACAGCGGTAAAGTAGCACAGGTTCCAATCTGGGGTCAGGGAACTGCCCAATTGATCACTGATGAAGCAGCCGCTACAGCAATCAATACCACATCAACTCAAGCACTGATCACAATGGCTGAGCACGTTTATTACAGCCAAGTAACTGATATGCTTCGTAATAGTGCTTATAACGATGTTATGAGCCAGTTGGCCGAAGTCAGTGGTCGCAGCATTGGTGAAAGTTTCGATACAGACGCTTTCTCAAAGTTCAGCAGTTTCTCAAGTGATATTGGTAGCACCACTACCGAACTAACCGTTAATTTGATTCTACAGGCCGCAGCCACACTGCGTGGTCGTAAAGTCATGGGTCCTTACTTTGCTGTGGTACATCCAGCACAGGCCTATAACCTCAAAAAGCAATTGACCACAACCTTACCTTATAGTGGTGTCAATAGTCCTTATCCAAGTCAATTGGGTGCTTTAAGTGATGTTGGTAATCAAGCATTATATAGTGGGTTCGTTGGCAGCATTGCTGGCGTTACTATCTATGAAAGTGCCATGGTTACAGCAGTGACAACTGGCGGTGCCACAGCCTATCGTGGTGGTATCTTTGCTCGCACAGGTCTTGGTATTGCTCAACGCGGTGGATTGAATCTACAGACTCTATATCTACCACAACAGCGTGCCACAGACATGGTGGTCACAGCAGTGGCTGGTGCCAGTGTTCTACAAAGCACACACGGCGTGGCCATTACAGCAGATGGCGTAATTAACTAATCACCGTGATCGGGTAATACAAGGAACTATAATGGCAATATTCCCAAATTGGATTTATGATGGCACTGGCGTGATAGGCTTTGCCGATTATGACGCAGTTCAGGCTGCTGACCAGCGTGTATTTGAGGCCAATGAGGGATTGACTGAAGAAGTAATTGAAGATCTTACTATTCGTAGCACACAGAGAATCCTCTACCAGATTGGCAACTCCGACTGGTGGAGGACCTACTATGTGCGAATGAGTGGTGGCACTTATCTTACCAATTTCAGTTTAGGTCTATTACCAATTCCCAATCCCAATCCAAATAAAATCATTGAACGCACGGCGGATTTTACTGACTTATGTGTTTATTACGCATTAAGTTATTATATCTACCCAAAGATTGCTGACTTCAACAATCAAGAAAATGCGGAACGAGTCAAGATAGGCTTCTTTAATGAAAAGTATCGTAGCCTATTCCAAGAATTGTTAGATGATGGCTCATGGTATGATTGGGCAGGTGAAGGATTTGTTAGTGATAATGAAAAGATGCCTGTTAGATCAAATGTCATTAGAGTGAGATAATGAGAAACGAATTGTTATCAGCAATTACCACAGCGACCAGCACACTTACCCAGTTTGCTGTTAGCCAGGAATTGCCTTGGGAACAAAATGGTGTGCCTCTTTATCGCAAGAATATGAAACGGATCTATGTGGGTCCAGATGTGTTGACACAATCGGCACTGATACCCACGTTAGATCACAGCAATATTTTACAAAATGACACAGTCAATCAAGTATTTGTTAGTGTTGATGCCAAAAATAATCCCACACAATTACCCGAACTGATCACAGCAATCTTATCCTGTAGGGATAGGACTGGTATAGTTAATTTCGTTAGTGAAGCAGACTATAGCAATGAAACCACAGAGGATGTGCTGACCTATACTTTTGAGTTTAGGTTGAACTCCATAACAACATAAAGGAAACAACGATGGCTTATTTTAATACAAGTCCCGCAAATACTCGTGCCATTCTACAGATCAGCACTGCTACCATTGCTTCAACCAGCACTGGCTTTCAGGTGCCTGCTCTTCAGAACATCACGGTCAATAATAATGTAAATATTTTCAATTGGCAACAATTGGATTCGTTCAGTCAGTTTAGCCTACCAACTCCTGCCAGCAACAGCGTAGCAGGCAACTTGGTGGTTGATGCTACCACTTATTTCTCTACCAATGCCGGTGGCGGAGTAACAGGTATCAGCAATTTATCAAACGCGGCTACATTGATATACTTCCGTGTTTATTTTAATGGTACTGGAACTGGAGCAAGATATATGGGTGGTCAAGGCTATATCACAGCCTTGGCACCAACCGTTAATCCTACAGCACCAGTTTGGGTCACACCGTTTACCATTGCGGTTGATGGCGATTTGACCAGTGCAGTAGTTTAATCTCCAGTAGGCCGGGCTGGATAAGATTAGGGCTCTTTGTGAGCCCTTTTCTATGGCCGCAATAAATACAAGGCAAGATTAGGAGATCCTATGCGATTGGAAGATTATACCAATATCGAACTTATAGACAGCACCGTGGCTGAAATAGCCAAAAGCCTTAATGAATTACGTTGTTTGTTAGGCGATGCTGACAAAGTATCTGCCAGGCTTAAATTTGCCTTGGCCACATTACATATTATTAGAGATAAAGAGGAAACAAGATGAAAGATATTAAAGAATACGCAAAAAAGCCACAACTGGTTGAAGTGACTATTGATGATGAGGATATCATCGCAGCATATGGTGAAGCCATTACATTTTATATGATGGATTTTGTAAAGATCACAACTTATTTTGATTTTTTCCGCAGTCAAAGCGAAAATGATGGCGATAGATTAAATGACATACTGCGTAAGATCATATTGAATGCTCAAGGTGAGCCAGCATTAAAGGATGATGAAATATTACCCATTGATATTTGTATTGCGGCCCTAACCAGGATCAATCAAACCTTGGGAAAGTCAAAAACCAAGCCATAGACCCCAACAACTGGGAAACAGCAAAAATGATCACAATTGGAAATATAGCAAAACAATATGGACTATTACCCAGTCAAGTTGCCGAACACGCTACCAGTTATGATATTATGATTGCTGATGTCTATGCGACTTGGGAAAATCATCGAAGAGATCCCAGTGCCACAGAACATTATGATCAATCGCAGTTGGAAGAATTAATGGCCACGGTTAGGAAATAGTATGAAAGGAGCAATTGCATTACGGTTGGCAGAGTTATCCAAAGAATTAGATTCTAAAACACTGGCGGCTGTGGGATATAAAACATTCCGCAAAGAAACTCCCATACGTACTGGTAATGCTCGCAGTCATACAGCCTTAATACAAGATGAGATTGTGGCCGAATATCCTTACGCACAGAGATTGGATACGGGATGGAGTAAACAAAGTCCAGCAGGTATGACCAAGCCCACTATAGCCGCAGTGGAAGATTATATTAAAAAAGTCAATAAAGGATAATGTATTATGGCCACCACGATTGAGAATTTTATTCTGCGATTCAAAACTGAAGGCACTGAAAGTTTCAAGACCATAACTGGTGATGTATCGGCATTGGGTGATAGCCTTAATGTTGGTGGTGGCAGTTTAGATATGTTTGCTAGCCGGCTTACTGGTGTTGCTGGATTGGCAGCCACAGCAGCATTGGCATTTGGAGCACTGGGTCTTAAGGCCATTAATATGGCTGATGAGTTAGATGATTTAAGCAACAGCACAGGGGTGGCTGCCAGTAAGATATTGGATCTTAAACAATCAATGATTGAGTCCGGCGGTAATGCCGATAGTGCCGAAAAGGCACTGACCAAATTGAGTGTGGCAACTGGCGAGGCTATGAACGGTAATGAAAAATATCAAAAGTCTTTTAAGGATTTAGGCGTTTATGTAACTGATGGTGCTGGCAAAATTCGAGATGCCAATGATATATTGGATGATACTCTTGCGGCACTTAAAGGGATTGAAGATCCGGCAGTTAGATCAGCACGAGCATATGAATTATTAGGCAAAGAAGCCGCAAAGATTGATTGGTCAAATGTCAAGGCTGGTCGAGATGCTATCACTGATGAGCAGATCAAAGCACTGGCAGATTATCGAACTCAAATAGATAAGATCATAGCCCAGTTCGAGCGTGGCCTATTAACTTATTTTGGTGATTTAGCAACAACTATTAATCAAGGCGGTATCAGTGCTGGATTTGCCAAAATAACAGAACAAATTGCTGTGTTGGCTGGGACCATATTAAACTTACCGACCGATGCTCTTAACTATGCTTGGAATTCATTGGTTCCTGAATGGATGAGGTTGCCAGAAAAAGCCGCTGGATTTGGTGATCCTCTCATTGCCTTGGCTAAAAAAGCAGAAAAGGCCAGAGAAGCATTGACATTTGATCCTGGTGTTGGAGCGGGGTGGGATGCTGTTGATAAGAAAATTAAAAATCTTGGCAAGGGCGGGTTCGGTAAT